CCATCGACTTGGCCGATTTCATGTGGTCGCCAAAGAATTGCAGAATCTTGCGGGCCTCAAGCGACAGGTCGCTGCCAAACATATCCCCTTGCGCGAGATAGTCCGCTACCTTGGTGTTGCTGGCGCGCAGTTGCTCGAGCTTGTCGGCCGCGGCAATCAGATCGGGCGTGATGTCTAGCGGATAAAGCGATCCGGCTTCAATATCGGCACGGGCCTTAGCTGCGGTAGCCGAGGCTTTAAGAAGAGCGGACGCGACGTTGCGCGCGCCTGGATCCAGGCTGTCAACCAGGCGTTCAAGCGCCGGGCTGTCCCCATAGGCCATGTAAAGAACAGCGTTGCGCAGCCGGCGCATCCCGTCCTGGGAAAGGTGGCCAGCCCGGTCAACTATCGTGCCAGCCTGGGTTTCCGACATTCCTGCAATCCAGCTACGAATCAGTTGATCGTTTGCACCGGCGAGGATTTCGCCGTTCTCGCCGACGCGCAACTGGCCAAGGTTGCCGATACGCTGCGCATCTGCCTTTGCCTGCTCAAGGCCAGACATTTGCAGTCCGGCCCCTTCGTTAGAAGCGATGGCCGCTTTTTTGACATCAACATCCGTTTCGAGAACGCGCACCAGTATGGGCTTGCGCATATTGAGCGCAGCGCCTGGGGAGAACCCGAATTTCTGGAGGTTTTTCTCAAGGGCCGCTTGATAGCCGCCAGCGGTGTTTTGATCGTAAGCGCGAGACACGCCCTCGAATCGACCGTTGCCGCCAACAATCAGCCCTTGGCGGCTCATGGTTGGCGAGCCGAAATCCATAATGGCGGACGCGTTCAAAAGGTTCCAGTCTGGAGCGTTAGCGATTTTAGTGATCTGCAGTTCCGATGCGACGCGGCTGCGGTCGCGGAATTGGTTGTCCGCCTTTCCAAGCGTTGCCTGCATGGTGGCGGCGTCAACCAGGGCATACCGGGCCGGGAAATAGCTGTCGCCAATCTTGATTTCGGTTTCCATACCCATGATGGCGTTTGGCACTTCGGCCGGCAGCCTGGCGACCGGGGTGTTGCCAAGCTCTAAAATCGGCGTTCCAACATGGTCTGCAATAACCTGGCCGATTTCTACTCTGGCCTGCGTTGCCTGCGGGTTTTCCAGGAATTCGACGCGCGTGACGGCGGCTCCGACATTCACCGGGTCACCGGCCAGCAAATCTTCTGTCGCTTTAACCAGCGCCTCAACGTGCGCTGAACGGGCCTGCACATTCGTGGGCAGCCCTGGCAAGGTGCCCACTTCCACGTTGTGCTGCAAATTGCCGGTGAGTGCTAGGTCGATGTCGTTGTTGTTGATTGCTGGCTTAGGCGCGTTGCGCTGCCGCTCGGCGCGCACGGCCGTGCCGTGGCCAAACCAGCCAAACGCGCCGCCCAAAATCACGTCGGTCAAAATCGCGCTGCGATCAAACGTCTGGTATTGAGCAGCCATTTCCGGGTAGCCGCGCGCCGCAAGAAGCTCGGAGGTTCCGCCGCGCGAAGCCACGCCAAACGCGCTCTGATTAGCTGCACCGAACCCAATATTGGCGGCAACTCTAGTGCCGGTTCCAAGCCCCGCGGTCAGGTATGGCGCAATGTGAAGCGGCATAACCGCTCCGATTGCTGCGCTGCCGCCCTGGATGACGCCAACCACGGTCGCCGTGAGCTCATCCACGCCCTTGTCCGCTGCCAGTTGCATGGCCTTGTTTCCCTGGATCCCGCCCACCAGAGCAGCCGCGCCAGCAGGACCGCCGGCGGCAAAGCCAGCAACGGCTTGCGGTAGCATTTCAGTAAGGCCCGCCACCGCGTGGCCAACCACAGAGCTTGTCAGCGGGTTTGGCACGAGGTTCCTGGCGGCGTCGTGAGTTTTCTTCCGCTGACCCTCTAGCCATTCCTGGACCGATCCGCCCGTGTTAAAAAGATCATCTAACGGCTTGCCAACACCACTTTTGAGAATCGGTATGCCGGCGTCGGCCGCCAGCATGGCCGCGCCGTTGATGCTGGCAGCCAGGCCAATAAACGGCGCAGCAAGATCTGATAAAAGGCTGTAGTTATAATCGCGCACCCCGTAGCTTTGCGCGACGCGGAACGCCTGGCTGCGCGCTTCTTGGGTGTCATCGCGAAACAGATAACTCATCGGCGCAGTTCCTGTCTACCGCCGCCCTGTTTGTTAAGCGGCACTCGCCCTCCTCTTTCAGGCGGAGCGCCGGACGGGAATAGGAGCTCTGGCGTAAGCTGCGGCGGCTGCGGTTTGGGCTTTTGTGAGGCTTGCAAGCGGGCCAGGTCATCGTTCAATACTTGCAGCAAGCCACTTCGCGCCGTAAGTGCTTCCTCTACCGTGTTGTAGAGCGGGAATTTGGGGCTGCTCTTCAATTTGCTTGCGGTGCCTGCTAGCTTGCGCGGCATTAGGTCGGCTATCCAATAACTGAAAAGCTGTTGCTCGTAGTCAGCGCTGTCAGTCGAATTTTTAACAATCATATCTCCGCCTTCCATTGTAGGAACAATGAAAGCTCGTCCGGCATACGGACGGCCTTGCGGAACAGTAATGACCGCCAGCGGGGCCACGCCCTCTTGCGCAACCTTTCCAAACTTCTCCATGTCAATTTTGGCGTAAGCAAAGCGCTCTGCGGGGGTGAGTCTGTTGAATACTTCTTGAATTTGCTGCGGACGGCCAGGAACAACGCCAACACTGGGAGGCGGCGGCAACGCCGGCCCGTCAATACCTGGCGCTCCAGAAATGTTGAGAACGATCGTCTGGCCGCTGCGGTCTTTCATGTAGTCGGTGCCGACGCGCAGCACATACTGGTTTGGCCGATAGTTTTCGATGTCATAAAGGCGAATGTTCGCCTGCGGCGTTCCGGTCAAACCGGCCTTTTCCATTTCTTGAGCAAATGCGCGATCAATCGCGGCGCGCCCTGCCGACACTTCCATGCCCCAAGGCAGCACAAACTTGGCACCCTTCCCATGACTGTCTACGTTGCCAATGGTTGCGCGAATGGCAAGCTGCAGCGAGGTTGAGTCCACATCCGGCGAGGCCGTGCCCTTGCGGTCTGTCCAGCCGGCATAAAAAGCGCGGACGCCCTGCATGGCTTGTGCAAACGCCTCGCCTCTGCCGCGAAAAGCATTCCCAACATAATCGAGCGCCGCCCTTTCGATGTCCGTGTCTTTCGGCATGACAAAAGTTTTGCCGGTGCCGTTCTCGGCGCGCGTTGTTGCGTTTGGATGCAACAGGGTGTCGCCGCGCAGCATGATTGCAGCGACATCGAGCGCCGTGATAGTCTCATCAGCGTCAAACCACCTGGTCGTTTGCACCATACGTTGACGCAGCGAAATTTCGCCGGCCATCAAAATGACCGGGCGATCGGGAAACAGTTGCTGCAAGATTGACCGGTAAGCCTCTGGATAGTTTTCGGTAGCTTTGGCCAGGGCATTGATATACCCGACGCGTTCCTGGTCGCTCATGCGCTGGAACATCGCCTGGGCCTGCACCTTCTCGCGATTGTCAAACAGAATAAGATTTCCAGAGGGGCCGCCAACGCCATACAGTTCGCGATTTGCAATAGCGATCGGGATCCTTGCCATGACAGATGCCACAAACGCCTGTTGGCTGCTGTAATCAATGTCCTTGACGCGGCGAGCGGCATCAGCGTTGAAGCGGTCGCGCGCATACGCCACAGGATCCTTGTTCCTGGCTTCCAGGATTGCATTCCAGGCTCCCGCCAAGCGGTTGAATTTCTCGTTCTGCAGCGCGTAGTCGGGGCTGTTACTCACAGGACGATTGTTATTGAGGATTGCCATCGCCTGGGCTGGTGTGGCGTTCTGCAGATTTTGAATATCAGCGCCAAGCGCCATCATGCCCTGGTAAGAGGCCCATTTTGGGCCAGCCTCAAGCGGCCCGTAGGCTAGATCAAAATCCTCATAGCGCAGCGGCGCGGTCACCGTCTCGCCATTCATAAACATTGAACGATGATTAGAGAGCGTTGTCTCAACATCGACCCTGGCGCGAGCCATGTCCCGGTTTGCAATGTTCTGCGCAAACTGTATGAACGATGTCAGCCGGTTGCTGTCTAGAGTTTGCAACATCAGCGCCATGTCGGCGTTCATTGCAATCATCGGTGAACGCGCGGGCGGGGCGGCTGCCGCGCCCGTAGACGGGCCGCCCATAATATCTACTGTAGCAACCGGTGGAGCGCCGACAACCTGCTCGGTGGGAGGGTCGCCTAACGCCGGCGCAGCAGACGCAGCAGTTCGGACACCTGGCGTCGGCGAGCCGCGCTCAAAGTCACGGCGATACTGAGCAAGCAGCCCGCCGATGGTCTGGTTTTTAACGCCTGGGTTTTGCCGGATAAATGTTTGGTTTGAGAAGGGTTCGCCAAGTTTTTGCCAAAAATCGCTCGGCAAATCCGTAAATTTTGTCTCGGGGTCTTGCCTCATCAGCGCGATAGCGCCGGCTGCACCGAAAAAGTGCGCTAAACGGAGTTCGCCAGGCGTTGCCAAGCGCCCAAGCTCCCTGGTCATGGCTCTCTGATTTTTGCTGGCAAACCAAGCGTTTACCTCGCGCTCTTGCGCTTCTGTTGCTTTATTAAAGTCTTCCGGTAGGCCAGGGATTGCTGCGCGCGCGGCAGCCCAGGTGCCCGGCATCCATTGCCCGCGGCCGCCAGCACCAGACCCCAACACGTTGGGTCGGGGCCGGTTTCCGCTTTCTTGCTGGAACAATTTACCAGTCTGCTCGAGGTATTCGCGGGTTGAATCCTGGCCGCCGAAGTAGCCTTGAACGGCTGCCCCGAATCCACGAGGATCCCGATATGCCGTTCCTACGCCATAGGCTACCGACAGGCGCTGCTCGACCTCGAGCGCGTAGCGATTTCGCGTCACCGGATCCATGCCGGAATTGGCGATCACGCTCATCATTTGGTTGCGCGCGTATTTCAGGCCAATCTGCCCGGTGCGCAGCTGCGTTTCGTAATTGTGGATTGTGCCTTCCATTGACCGCTCGCGGTCGGAAGCGGTTGCACGTTCCTGCAGCACAATGGCGCGCTGATTGACATGAGTGCCAAGCGTATTCAGCTGACCTTCAAGCCAGCGCCGCACCCGCGGATCACTTTCGTTGGCAAGCGCCTGGTCACGCCATTGGTTGAAACGCCGGCCGATTGACGCCGCCAAAGGCTCGTCACCGTCGCCAGCCTGGTTTTTCACCCTGCCAGTCGTGGTGCCATTGAAGCCATCAATCAGCTGCTGGTCCCAGTAGACCTGGCCCTCGGATACCCAGCGGCCCTTTTTGGTGATAGCGTCGTCTATCTGCTCTTTGCGCAACACGACGGCCAAATTCAGGCCGGCATTGCCTAGATTTTGCAGCGAAGCGCCTATGTAGCCAGGCTGGTCTGGCGGCTGCGCGACTGGCGCGTTTGGGCTTTGCACAAAGCCGCCTGGCTCGCGCTGGGCCTCATATATAGGGATTTTGATTGGCACGAAAGAATCCCTTTTATTTTATGGGTAGGTAAGCCGGCCCGTCTGACCGTAGTATGCGTAACGACTGTATCCGCCCAACAAATTAGCGCCCGCGTTCAAATAGCCGGCCGTCATCGCGTTGCTTGCGTTCTGGTCATACATCGCTGCGTTCATCCGACTAAGCCGAGCTTGCGATCGAATGTTTGATGCCTGGTTTTGGAAGCTGTCGCGCGCGTTCTGCCCCTCGTATCTTATGGTCAGGGAATCGAGCTCATTGTTGATTTCGTTCTGCTTCAAAATATCCGCGTTGCTGCCTGATCCGAGGTCGGTGCCAGATTGCGCCAAACCAGCAAGCGCTTGGCCTTGCAACTGGGCAAAGCGCCTTCGCTGCATTTCCTCTTTGCGCGCCGCTTGATCCGCCGCCGCCTTCTGGTTCATGTCGGCAACCAGCGCTTGATTGTCTTGCACCTGTGCGTTGTAGCGCGCAGCCGCGGCCTGGTTTGCATTCGATTGCGCCTGAGCGCTCGCAGACTGCAACGCACCAACCGCCGAAAGGGCGGTGCTGGCGATCATCGCAATTTCTAACGGTGCTATTATGCCCATGTCGTTACCCTCGCATAAAGAGAGCGTCCCACGTTATTACCCTCGCATAAAGATCGTAGTCCCCACCGTCAGGCGAGTAGCAGCGCATCGTCCCCTCACGCTCGAACCCAAGCAGGCGCGCCCAACGATGACCTTGTTCGAAATCACGCCGCACAGACGTCTCTATGCGGCGAAACGGATGAAGCTCCATTGTTCTCATCACCGCCTTGGTGATACGCACAAAATGCGGCCCGGCCTCGGCCGCGATTAAACCCCAGGCCATCGCCCGGTGTTCCCACGCAGGGATAAGCCCCATGCAAGCAATCACCTGGTCGCCTACCCAAGCAGAATAAGCTGGGCCCCCGCGAAGCAGGTTGACGCCATAGTTTCGATCGGAAAGTAGCGGCTGTAATATGGCCTGGCTTGGTTGCAAAAGTAGCACCTCCAAGTGTTCGGGTTTAAACGGCACAATCTTCATCGTCTATCGAAAGTGTCGAGTTGCGGCATCAGCGCCACCAAGGTCATCGGCAGCGGCTGCACCTGGCGCACCATGATAAAGCCGTCAAAATCGTAACCGTTCGGCCACTCGATCAGCATATCGCCGGTGAACAGCGGCGGCGGCAAGTTCATGGGATCCGCGCTCGAGCGGAATTGCAGTTCATCGAGGTTGCTGGCGTCAGGGCCGGCGAACCCACCCAGGGTGTTGTGGAAGCGCACCACCACCTTGTGGACGCGCTTTGTCTTTCCCTGGCTTGTCCCGTCTTGCGCGCCGGCTTCAATCCTGTTTGTCTGCAAAGTTGCTGGACAGCCAAGGCCGATCTGCACCGTCCGGGTTAGCGAAGCGTGAGTAGACTGAAGCGTGATCTGGCCGCTGGTCACTACGCGATCCGGATGCGCTGCACCATTGACCAGAACCTGGACTGTCTGCCCCTCAAGGTAGGAAAGGCCCGTCACCGTCGAGGTGTTTGGCGGGTTGCTCTTGGTCACGCCGGCGTCAACGTAAAAGCAGTCGCTCTGCGCATCGCCGGTGCGATATTCACGCTCGAGCCATTCTACAAAGCGTTTCGTCTGCCCGTTGATTGTGCGCTTGACGATCATCCACAAATCGTCACGGTCTTTGTTTGGCGACGGAATTACCGCCACGCTTTCAACCATAGCCTGGCCGCCAGCAAACGCGCCGCCCAGAATGTGCCGGTGCCAGCCAACAACATCCTGTTCCTTGTTGAAGGTAAACCCGACCAGGGTGCCTTCGCCGCGCACCGCCCAGGCAGCGACGTAAGGCTCCTTGTGCCAGGCCAGTTGCTGCAAGCCGCCCAAGGTAACGTGCTCGGCCAGCACCGTCATGTCAGCGGTGACGTAGCCGTTTTGCTGGAAGTTGTAGTAGACCTCCTTGAGCTTGCGCCCCGATCGCTGCACAAAAAGCGCCGAGAAATTAACGCGCACCGGCTTGACCGATCGCGAGCCCTCAGAGGTTTGCTGCTCGACTTTCACATTGGCCGGCGCAAATGCCTCGCTGCTCGAGTTTTCTCCGCAGGCAAATTCAGCGCCGGCTGTTCCGATTAGAAGCGCCTGGGTCGGAATCAACCATTCGATGCGGTTGGTCTGATCGGACGTCAGCGTTAGCTGAATCGCTCGATCGGCAACCACGTTGCCGGAGGTGTCAGTCCTGGCAAAGTTTTCAAAATCACCAGACACGGAAAAATACAGTTGCTGCCCTTTAGCCAGCGTCAGCCGCTCGCGAAAAAACGTCACCTTGCTCGGGTAGCCTTCGATTGCGGAGAACGAGGCGGTCGCCCAGCGGAACGTCGCATTGCCGAATCCAATAACGCCTTGCGGCAGCGGATAGTCGCCAGAGACGGTGGCCGTCACCTGGGTCGAGCTAGTGTAGGCCGTGATCGTCACATAGCCAGCGCCGCGATCAACAAACGTCCAGTCAAGCCCCTCGCGCTCGACAACGGTTCCCTCTTTTGGGTTGCCGTCACCGTCTGCCTGGGTGCCGTAAGTATGGATTGGGGTGTCGCCACCGGTGCGCCACACTTTGCCCAAGGAAGGTGTGCCGTTGGTTGCACATTGATAGGTTTTGCCATCGGAACGCCGATAGGTGCCTACCGGGTTGGTTTTGAATTCCTGGCCGGCCGCCCACGGCTTGATGGTTGACAGATCTTTCGGCTCCAAGTAAAAAACAGAGCCGACCATGCTAGAGGTGAACAGCGACTTAGACGCCGTTAGGGTGACGGTTCCGGTCGCGGCGCTTGCATAGACCGTAATGGTCTGATCGGTGTTTTGGTCTTTAAAAGGGCCGTTCTTAAATGTGACCTGGGACAGAATCCACCTGGTCACGCCGTACCGCGACAGATTGTAGGTTGGGTAGTTCTTGTGCGCGATGTAAATCACGTCGCCGGTTTGCACCATGTCCAGCATAAACGTGCCGTCTGTCGTGTCAGTCAGATCCGCCACCAGATAGGGCGTCGGGATCTCGTAGATGTCGCTCGTCAACGCATACCAATAGGCTGTGTTAGGCGGCGGAAACCCGCTATGGTCCGCGATGCAGTAGTAGTTAATGCTCGACAACTGCACCAGGTCGCCGATGGTGTAATACCTGTTGGCTGTATGAGTGCCGGATTGCGTCCCGCTGGTGTTGATAGCGGTGCCGTCAGCCGTCGCCGCCACCTCGAAGGTGTTGGTCGTCGCGTTTACCACAAAGTATGCGGTGCCGGCCGTGAGGCCGGTTGGCAGCGTGCCGGTTGTCGTGAACACTACACGATCGCCGTTTGCCAGGCCGTGCGCGCTCCAGGTGATGACGCAAGGAGATGCAATCGTCAGCGTGACGGTTGCCGCGGTTCTGTAAGCAGCCGGTGTGCCACATCCCAGTTGCGCCTGGCTCGTGAAAAAGCGGATGTAGCGATCGCCAAATTCAAGCACGTAACTTTGGTTGACGTTGAATTCAAACGTGGCCAGCCAGGTGCGGTTGCTCGAGCTCTTGACTTCGGTGACATACCTGGTGCCGGCGCGGCGCACGGCGGGCCCTTGCACCGAAGGAATGAAGTTTTCGCAGACCCCGCCGCCGTTGTTGTATTTTGATATATCGACGCGCCCAGCAAGTAGCGGCGACATCTCACCCGCATTGAATGATGTGCGGATCGGTGATGCGCGTGCCATCGATCAGAGTCTCCCAAACACCCATGTGTCGTCTGGCAGCATGGTCGGTGGCCGCTCGACCGCGTTTGAACGCTTGGCCGCTTGCAAGGCGCGCGTGTATTCTTTCCACGCAAGCTCGCGCTTGCCGCTCGATTGAGTCAGATCCTCGGCGAGCTCTGCCGCCAGGCGGCAAGCCAACGCCTCGCGAAAGAGAGCGTCCCACAACGTGGGATCCGAAATCGATGCGCCATACCGGATCTTTAGCGGCGCTGTCATATCGGTGAGGATGGTGTTGTTTTCAATTTGGTAGTCGACATCCTCGGCGTCGCGATAGTTGCTAAGATCGACCGATGGATAGGCGTCACCTACCATGTCGAGGCGCAGAAAATCGGCCGGCAGCGCGTAGGCGTAGGCGAAGCCATAGCTGGGCGCAGTTGCGAGGGTCGCCAGTTGAGTGCGCTTGACAGCAAACGTCCAACGGTTCTGCCGAAGCTCTGCATCGCGCAGATCGGTAAAACACGAATTGACAGCGCGCGCCTGCTTGCTGTCGTCGTTTAACGATATGATGCGGGCCGCGCCGAGCTTAGTGAGTGCCCTGTTGGCAACATCGATGACGGAGGCCATTGGTAGCCCCCATTAACCAGCGCCTACCAGGTAGGCATTGATGCCAGACGGGCTGCCACCTGTGAGCGCGCAACGCACGTTGCCGGCCGGCAAATTGATCCCTGTCTGCGACTGCGGAAGCGCCGTATAGCGAACGGGGGCACCGGTATAAACATCGACGTCCATCCAAGCGCCAGACGGTGACTGCATCTGCAAACTGATCGTGCTGCCGCCAATGGTCCCGTCAAACGCCACTAGATATTCGCCGCCCTTGATGGCGGTCGCCGCTCCGGTGGCGCTGCCGCTGACTAGCAGCGCGTAGGTGGCTGAATCGGACCTATTGTTTGGCATGGATTGTCTCCTTTAGGTCCATTCTTTCCCGTTGCTGGCGAGGTAGATGCGGATCTTCTCCATCGCCAAAACCAGATCGTTTTTGCTCGGCACGTTCGCGTTAGTGTTGATGACCACCTCGACGTCGCGTGAGGTCGAGGTGGCTTGGGACAGGACGTTTCCAGCCGCGCCAGCGCCTGTGTTTACTCCAAAGAAATAGGCCATAGTTAGTTGTCCTCCGGGTTAGTGGGGAGGCGGGTTTTACCGCCCCCCCCTGCCTACTTAGTTCGGCATACTGTAGTAAAGATCGCAGACCAGCGTTCCCGATGACGGAAGGTCGGCAACGGCGATCGTACCAATTACGCTTTCCTCTGCAGCCAACGGGCTCGCCAGAGCGGCCTGGGCGGCCGTTCCGAAGAACACCGGAGTATTTGTAGAGGTAAAGACAGCAGCCGCACGGTATTTGCCGGTGGTGCCGGCGATACCGATTGCAAGCGTGGACGAGCCGAGCGAAGCCGTGGCGTTCAGAACACCATAAGCGAACGTCGCGCCGGCCGGCAAATTGCCGAGCAGAAGCGTGTCGTTGGTTGTCTGAGACGCCAGGTTGATCGTGGCGCGCAAACGCTTGGTGCGAGCACCGTAGACCGACGCCGAGGGTTTGTAGCCCGCGGCCACCGCCGATGCCTGGGTAAGGCCGGTGGTTGTTCCGGCCAGTTCGTTAGAAAGATACTGAGCCATAATTTAGTCCTCCTTAGACGCAAGTGATAAAACCGCAGCGCTTCTCTTCCATGCGCGCACCACCGAAAGTTCCGGTGACGTAAACCTGAAAAGAATTGCGCTTGTCGGGCCGACGATCCACGGAGGTCGAGATGTCATTCCACATCCCGAGAGCCACGCCGCTCTTTGCAAAGAACGGAACCATCCATTGCGAACCGGTGGTGTAACCGGTCACGCTGGGGTTGATTGCGGTGTTGAAGTTAGCGCCACCTGGAATGCGCTCGCTGATGACGAAGTTGAAGCCCATGAAGGCCGAGATCTTCCCGTTTACCAATACCGGGGTATTGTTGTAATCGAGCGAGATCGCCTGCGCTTCGTTGAGCAGATCATCATGCTGACGGGCGGTGATGACGCAGCAGAGCGAATCGTTGTCTACATCAACCTCGGCTCCCAACAGGATCTGCTTGGCTCGACGGAGCTTCGCAATGTTGAGGCCGGTACTGCCGGCTGCGCCGACATTCGCCGCTACTGCCTGGCTGCCGCCGTTGTAGGCGGAAAGCAGGCCGGTTGCGGTGGTGCCGTTTTCACCGGTGTTGTTGCTGTTGAAGATGCCAGACACGATCTCGTCATCAATGGCACGTCCCATCGCCATCACGCCGGCCTGTGTATATGGGCCGGTTGGGTCAATGAGCATCCGCAGCTTGTCCTGGTTGTCGATGAGATCGGCCCAATCGTAGTCGTTAGGGTAGATCCATCGTTTGTCCTGGGGCGTGGAGATGAGGGGCGTGTCCGAGTGACGGGACTGGTTGCGTACCGGGCTGACCGCGCCAAACTGTTCCGCCATGCTCGCCGCCTTTCCGACGAACGAGTAAGGCATTACAGAAGTGCGCAGACGCGAGCCCTGCTGCTGGAGCAACATCATTACATTCGTCGTGTACTGCTGGACGAATGCGGTAGAGACATTAAAAGACATGGTAAAACCCTCCTAGGTTTAGATTGAACGATTAACTGCTATTGCGGAGGGCTTGTCGGCTTTCACCGGGCCAGATTTGCCCACTTTCGGGCTGTCACCCGGCCCCAGCGTGGGGGTTGTCGGGATCTGTCCACTTACCCATTCAAGATACAACCGAGCTGTTTGGATGATTTCGCTCGGTGACATCCCTGGGCGCGTGGCCAATTTCAGGCATTCTAATCGGATTTCTGCAATTTGCATATCTTTTTCTCAACGCGGCGTTGTGGTTTTCTCAACCACCCGGCGCAGCGTCTGGATACGCAAGCGCCATCAGCCTGCTCATTTCGGCCTTTTGATCCGCGCCGCCCTGCAAATATTTGGCGGCCCAGTCTTTGTCGGCGCGAAGATCCAAGATGCGCGCTCTGGCGGCTTCCGGCGTCATACCGAAGGACGTTGTGCTGCGGCCCGTCTCAAATTCATGCTCTGTCAAGCCGCGGCCGATCTTGGCCATCAATTGCATTACGTCCTTAGTGCCAACCGCGTTCTCGATTTTGGTCAGCTTGTCAACGCTCAGGCCAAATTCCCTAGCTGCGCGCCGGCCAAGCTCGACGTTTTCATCCCACGCGCCGCCCCATTCAGACTTGAGGGCCAACACATCGGCCTCGGACTGCTGCGCCATTTTGGTTTTGTGCTGCTCGAGCGCGCCGCCGTGCGTCTTGTTCCACCACTCCGCCAGAGCGCTGGCCTGCTTCGCCGAGATTCCAAGCTCATGGAATTTGCTGGCAGCTTCCTTCGCAAAGTCACCGCTTTGGCCTTCCGGCACCGGAAGTTTGTAGTCGTCCGCGGTCTTGGGCCGGCCAAGGGCGTCATAGACGCGTGACCAGCCATCAACGTCGGTTTCACTTTTGGGCAGCGCCACCTTGTCCTGGCCGACCAACTTCTCAAGGTTGCGGTAGCCGACCGCCATGTCTGCCGGCTCCTTCCACCCCTTGTTCTGCAGATAGCCGCGCAAATCCGTATCCTGGATCTGGTCATACCAAGCGCCTGTTGAGGTGTCGGCCTGGTTGCTGACTGCGCCAGTCTCGGCAGGAGCAGCAGCAGCGGCTGCGCCCGCGTTCCCGGCGGCAGCTGGTGCGCTTGCCGGGTTGCCGGCCAGGATGGCCGACCCGTTTCCTGCTTCTGACATGCTCATTCTCCTTTCTGGTTAATCATCATCAGAGCTCTCCTGGAGCTCGAAAACTTGCTTTTCGTTCACATACAGGTGCGCCTGGATGCGGTTCCAGACTTCGCGACGGCCCTCGGCCATCGCCATCGCCAGCGGGTCGATCGTCTTGCTGACCGGCGACACAATCATCGTCGAGCTTGTTGCTCGGCAGAACCGCCGCAGATCACCCAAGACCACTTTGGCCTCCGGTCCCAGGTTGCCATCGCCGTCGAGAAACACCCTTCGATAGGAGCGCTTGCGCCGCAGGATTTTCTCGATTAACGCCTGCATCATGCGTCACGCTCCAAAAATTGCAGGAGCCGGCTGTTCCATGGGTGAAGCACCGGCGATCGCTTGCGCTTGTGCAAGATTCTTGGCCGCGTCGCCAACCACCGGGGCCGCGGCGAGCAGCTGCTGCGCCTGAGCGGCCTGGGCTTGCTGCGCCTTCATCTGCTCGAGCATATCCTTTGAGCGCAGCACCTTGGTCGGGACGCCGTTAATGTTGGCAAGCTCCCGAGCAATCGCCTCCGGGTCGAAGATGTCGAGAACCGCGGGGTTAATCTGCGCCAAAGGCGAGACGCTCTCGAGGGTGCGCAAGATTGCAACACCTTCCTCGGCTCGCTGCGCCCGGTTGAGCGGACTGACATACTCGATGTCTACCATGCCGCCGGCGCGTCGGAGCTCTGGAGGCATCACCGGCAGCGCGTCGGCTTTGGCCAGGATGTCAAGCTCGCGCTCGATCATAGGCCCGAGAAGCTCGGATTGCTGGCGGCCCATGCTCGGTGCCAAAAGCGCACCCTTCTCCTGGGCACGCAACATGGCCTCGGTCGCGGTCATCGATGGCGTCTCGACCAGGATCTGAAACAGCGTGACCAGGAACGCATCGTTGATGACGCGCCGGCGCTGATCCATCATTTCCAGGCCAATGTCCACGCGCGCCCCGGTCTGGAGCGGATGCACCACTTGCTGGCCTTGGTCATTGACGCCGCCGTAGTTCAGCGCGCCAGGTCGAAGGTCGAATGCCTGTAGCGCGCCGTCCTCCTGCAGCAAGAGCGGAGGATCAACAATCTTATGCGCTGCGCGGATCACAGTTTTGCTCATTTCGTTGAGCATCTTCACATCCGGCAGCACCGTCATGGCCGGCGATCGGCCATAGATTTCCTTGGGGCCGACCACATATCGGCCGACCGCATAAGGCATCGATCGAAAGCCACCCTTTGAAAGCTCCTTGCGGCCGAGTACGGAGATATAGCAGCTATAAAAGTCCATGCCGCGGTAGTCCTTGCGGCCGGGCTTCTTGTCGGTGTTGGGATGCACCGCGTGGACGAAATCAAACTGCTGATCGGGAAACTTCTCGGCGGCCTCCTTTATTTGGGTTGGCAGTTTGCTCAAGGTCCACTTCTGCGCCGCTTGGCGCGCAGTCATCTGAAACTTCCGGTAGACCGTATCGATTACGCCCTGGTGGTTTTCGGCAATAAACATCTCGGACAGGTGGATCGATCGATAGCGGATCCCGCGGCCCAGCGCGTCATCGATGAAGAGCCCGCCGGTGCCGAACGCCCCGAGGCTCATATAGCATTCGTTCGCCTGGCTGGCGAAATTCGCCCGCGGCGCGTAACGGACGTTGAACAGAATTTCCGTCACCTGATCGAGCCAAGCGCGCACGACCGGCGCTTCAGATAGGTCCGGGTCTAGTGTGCGCAGTCGATGCCATCGCTGGGTGCGCGGCGTAAGCATCGATTCCATTGCGGCTGCGAACCGCTCGAGCGCTAAGTTGGCCGTGGCGTCAAACACCTTCTCGTTACGCTTGGCACCAGGCGCACGGCTGACGCGGAACCAGTCCGCTCGAGGCAGGATGCGCTCCGCAATTTCACGCCAATGCTCATCAAATACGGCGCGGTCAGACTGCATCCGCTCGAGGCGGCGCAGAATGTCGTCCGCGCGATCGTCGCCGCCGGCTGCCATCGCCATCATTAACTCCCCAACAGGGTTTTCGTAGTCGTCGGCGGTGAGGTGAGGTCACCCCCGATGCCGGTGAGGATCGACGCAGCGCGGCCCCTGCGGCCGATCACGTCGTCCTGTTTCTGCCGCGCCGCCCTGGCCGCGTCAATGTTGGGTGCCGGTGCCGGGGCCGGCGGTGGAGCAGGGGGAGGAGGATTGTAACTTGGACCGCCGCCGCCAAATATACCGCCCATGATTTAATCCTTTCAGATCAGATAGAGAATGCGTATTCTGTAAGCGCGACTTCCTGACGCATAACAGGTCGATCGCGTCTTATCAAAGTGCGAGCCTCGCCAGCCCCGAGCATCATGTATTGGCCCGCCTCTGCAACGTGCGAATAATGGTTCTTGTCCGGGACATTTCGATATTTTTCGGCCCCGATCACTTGCACCCTCTTGTAATTGTAACCGCCGGCCATTGCTTTCCGAAGAACCGTACATTGCGGATGAACCATCAAGCCCGGCTGGCCGTCGATCAAACGCCCCAGACACACCGCGACGCTCTCGCGCCGCTTGATAAAATCGTTGGTCGCCGCCGGCCTCGCCGGCACGTTGGCAGCGTGAAGAATCTGAAAGGGCGTTGTCTCGTCCGTTTGGGAGCGCGTGTCGCCCGCTGGGTCACCTGTGATGCTGCCAAAGACCGCGCCAGGATAGCGTTCGTGCATCGCTTGGCGCAAGAGTTGCGCAAACCGCACCGCGCCCATGTCCTGGGTGACGAGCTCTGAGTGCCATCGCCATTGCCCCATCGCGGACCGCTGGCCGAACACCGCGGCAGGGGTCAGCCCGAAGTCAATTCCGACATGGATGGGCAGCCCCGGCAGCAACTGGAATTCCTGACAATGGATCGAGTCGCGGTATTCTGGATACACCGGCTTACCATCGCGCACGAAGCCATAGTTACCGTTGACGTAGACCCGAATCCAGTCCTGATCCTTGCCCGGCAGCTGGCGCTCATAATACGCGCGGCCCTGGCGGCGGCGCGCTTCATCACCTTCCGGCAAAGATAGGGTTTCCGGCACCTGGTTGAGCCAATCCAGGTTTTCGGCCTGGTCATCAAGCCCGCCTGGTTGGCGGAAAAATTCCCAGCCTGGCGGGTGATCCTCCTCGGCCAGGCGATACCACCAATGATCGCTGTCTGGCGGGTTGGTGCTGGCGATGATGCCGGACCAACTGCAGCCGCCCAGGCTCGGGCCTGGATAGCGGCCGGCGCGGCCAGTCAGGCCATCGATTACCGCTTTCGGCACTTCACGGGCTTCGTCGACCCAGGCGCCAGTCAGTTCCATGCCGAGTAGTTTGGCGATGTCCTCCGGCCGGTCAAGAGAAACGAATATGACCTCGAGGTCGAGCTCCCCTTCTTGAATGTGGTGTGACGGCGGCCCGGTGTCGATCCACCGGCCGATCGTCGGTGGGACCCACTGGTGCCAGGTCTTGATCGTTGTAGTACGTAGCTCCGGATAGGTATTTCGGACAACGGCCCACCGGCTGCGGCGCTTGCCATCCGCGCCGGCGGCCTGATTTTGAGCCCGGCGCAAGATTTCCAT